GAGCCCCCGAGGGGGCTCCCGCACTTAGTGTGGTGGATCATCCATCATGCTATTCGAACAAGATTGGATGCAGTATGTCTGACTCCTTCAACAACGAAGGCAAGGGGAAACCGTCAATTCTCAGAATTGCAGGTCCCCCGGCCAAAGTCAGGCTGACTCGCAATGGCGTCCTAGAACGGACAAACGTACATGAGTACGTCTCCGTCTCTGGGCAGATGGTTTCCTCTGGAAACCCTATGCCTATCGGGCGCTATGCGAATTCGGGTGGAGGCTGGGCCATGAGCAAGACCGAGGTTGATATTTCACCTTGTTCTTTCTCTGACGTCAAGGTCTCCGGTGGCCTGATCGCATCTGGAACTGTTGTTCCAGTGAATGTGATCGGATCATACAAACACCCGGCCCCAGCTTCAGATTCATATCTGAAGCTGATGGCCTTGGGAGCTACGGGCATCGCCCGTTCACTTCCAAATCTGCCGTCCTTCGATGCTGCCACCGCTCTAGGTGAAGCAAGGGAGGGCGTCCCCAATATCCCAGGGATCGAGATGCGCGACAAGGTTTCTGCCGCCCGCCGTTTAGGCGGTGGTTATCTTGCAGCAACTTTCGGTTGGGCTCCTCTGATACGTGACGTGCAGGGCTTCTGCGCTGCTGTCATTCATGCCGACGAAATTCTTAAGAATTTCAAACAGCAAGAACGGAGAAATATCCGCGTTCATTATGAGTTCCCCACGGAAGAACGGACTAGTACACTAGGAGGTCTCAATTTCATTGGGATCTCGCCAAGTGTCAACTCCGCCGTGTCCTGCTACGGACAAGCAACTTACACAACCACAAAAAGAACGTGGTTCGACGGTTGTTACTGGTTCCATCTCCCGGCTGGGAGTGGACCTAGTAGCAAGTCCGCGCTATATGCCTCTCTAGCTTACAAGCTAATGGGCACATCGGTGACTCCAGAAGTTCTCTGGAATGTTGCTCCGTGGTCTTGGGCCGCTGATTGGTTCGGGAACATAGGAGATGTTATGTCTAACATCTCCCACCTGGGCCGCGACGGTCTGGCTCTCCGCTATGGTTATCTCATGCAAGAAACAAAACTTGTTGAGACAATCTCTGGAGAAGTCAGGAGCTCTGAAAGATTATTGGGCTCCTGTCGGCGCACCACAGCTTCCGTTTTTAAGAAGCGTATTGGTGCGTCGCCATTCGGTTTCGGTGTTACCTTTGATGGTTTATCACCATCTCAGGTCGCCACGGCTACTGCCCTAGGCTTATCCAAGTTCTAGGCTAGCTATGCTCGGTTGATAGCCGAGTTCCACCCATGACAGGTAGAAACCATCTTCCTGCCCCCTCTGAAAGAGAGCTGTCCAATGGCATTTGCCGACCCCCAGTCTGTGACCATCGCGACTGTCGCGCAGTCCCTTCCTCGTACTTCTGCTGAGCCCAACAAGGGCATCTACAAGAAGGACGACGGGACCGTGCAGCTCACCGTCTCGCATGCCTATGGCAAGCGCACACGGCGAGTCATTCGCCTCGATCACGCCAAGATCGCTGCAGATCCTCTGCAGGCCTCCACCAACGTTCGCCTCACGGCGAGCGTCTACCTTGTGGCCGACACCCCTCCGGGGTACGGCTATTCGGTTGCGGAGGTGAAGTCGATTGTGGATGCCCTCACGGGCTACCTCACGGCTTCCTCTGGCGCCAGGGCCACCCAGTTTCTGGGCGGCGAGAACTGAGTCTGCTCGACTCAGTCCTGACGGACATCCGGATTCATGTGAGCTGGCTGCTTTCATATATTGCAGCCAGCTCGCCCGGAATGGGAATATTTTGGACCTTGGAACGACCCACCCGTAAGGGGAGCCGTGAAAAGCCTGAATACTCTCTGGATGATTCTAGCCAACGAATTGGCTGGAACATGCCACACAAGTGCTACTGTTGACGTTAAAATTGTCAACAGTCGTGTCGAAAATGAGGGTGATAGTTTTCTTACCATCACTCTACCCAATTTTGCAAAAGACTTCGAAAGAAGTCTTGAATTGGGCAAGGTTGACTCCGGCGCTTTCGCTGGGTTCAAACGAAAGCGAGGGCCCCTCCCGCTATTTCTGGGAGGTTTCCTTCGTCAGGTTTTCGACACTGAGGGACTACTTCTTGATGTCCCATCGATTGATTGCATCTTCGCCATTCGACAGTTGTGCTATGTCTTTGGCAAGATCGAAAGGCCTACCTCTGAAGGTAGGACCAATCGCGCAATCGGTGGTTATGTTGAGACTGATCGAATGGTGGGAGCTCACGCCAGTAATATTTCTGAAGAATCCCGTGAGGAATTCCGAAGAATGGCTGCTCTCTTGTACCGCGATGTCTTCACCGAAATGGACGAACTTGTCTATAACGGCGACATCGTAGGACATCATGGACCAGGTGCGACAGCAGATAAGCTTGTTGGCAACAATAAGTGGCAACAATCTGACTGGACCGCTCGCCTGGATCGCGCAGGTATCTCTTATGGAGATCATGTGCTACCAAATTGGCGTTACTACGACCAACTTGATCATGTTACCATTCGTGAGCCCGAGGACGAATTGCCCGTAAAGGTAATAACCGTCCCCAAGACACTGAAAACGCCGAGGATCATTGCAATTGAGCCCGTCTGCATGCAATTCGTGCAGCAGGCCCTTCTGCGACCACTCGTAGAGCTGCTCGAGAAAGATTCTCTGGTTGGTGCTTTCAGCACCGAGCAGGGAATTTCGAGCAGCTTGCTCGGATTCACGGATCAGGACCCAAATAGGGAACTGGCCCGCGAAGGTAGTGAGACTAATAATCTCGCTACCCTTGACCTCTCTGAGGCATCCGATCGCGTCTCCATTCAGCATGTAGAAGATCTCCTATCGTTGTGGCCCCATTTTCTTGAGGCTGTGATGGCTTGCAGATCGACCAAGGCTGAAGTTCCTGGATGGGGTGTAATACCCCTATCCAAGTTCGCGTCTATGGGCTCTGCGCTCTGCTTCCCGTTTGAAGCTATGACATTTCTTACTTGTGTCATGCTTGGGTTGCAGGATGCTGCTTGTAGTACCTTCACACGGCGGGACATTATGTCCGTTCGTGCGCACGTCCGAGTGTACGGGGATGATATTATCGTCCCCGCTGACTCTGTTTATCACGTGATCAGCCGCCTTGAGTCTTTTGGATTCAAGGTGAACAGCGGCAAATCTTTCTGGAACGGCAAGTTCCGAGAGAGTTGCGGCGGTGACTATTACGATGGAGAGTGGGTAACCCCCATTCGCTTCCGTCAAGATATACCCGCATCACGAGACGACGCCCGACAGGTGATTTCGCTTGTCTCATTCAGGAACCAGCTATATTACGCTGGTCTCTGGAAAACGACAGCTATCCTAGACGAGTTGATCAAGAGCAAATCGCTTCTTGGTCACTTCCCTCTCGTCGAAGATACATCACCCTTGCTAGGTCGACACTCTTTTCTGCCTTATCAGGCGGAGAAGACGAGCCGGCAGACACACAGTCCTTTGGTAAAGGGCTGGGTTGTCCGTTCCATCATTCCTCCATCACCATTGGATGGATGGGGAGCTCTACGCAAGGTCTTGAGTCCAGGGAGGGAAACCCCCTTCGAAGACCCGAGACACCTCGAACGTCAAGGACGTCCTGATGCCGTCGGCATGAAGCTCAGGTGGATGACCCCCTACTAAGTAGGGGGGGAGGGGGCGGTTGCCCGCCCCCCGCGCTTTAAGCGCTGGAGCCAGATTTGCAG